AAAGTAAATACCCTTAGTAGACTAAGAAGACAATACCTACCTCAGATCGGTCAGAATTTTATTTAAATTCAAATTCAATTCTAAGTTTGAGTCCACGGACACAATTTCTACACAATAAAGCCCTATACAAATAATACCTCCATTATTCGAGTCCACACTTGTCCACTCGCAATTCAGAACATACAGTAATACTATCAAACCCCTCATTTGGGAATAGTAGTCTACTACAAAGAGTAGTAATACATATACAGTACAAACCTCATTAGCATGTGTCAGCACATCCTCATCTGTAACAACAATCTCCCCACCTTAATAGTCCCTCTTAACCAGCATCCCCCGAGCAGTCTCATTCAAAAGCTGCCTCGCCTCACTTTTGTTTGCTAGCAGAATGGCCAACGTCCTCCTCTTTCCAATGATAGTTGCCGCAGTGGAACTGTTTTGCAGCTTGGTAACTATACCATCGAGAAATGAATTGATCGCCATTTTGTGAAGCAAACTCCTCTGAATCTCAGACAGGTTTGTTGTCCTTGCTATGGTCCTGATTATCGCGTCGTCCAAATGATCAAAGTCACCACGATTCACTGCCATTATTAGTGTATTCGTTGATTTCCTCAATAAAGTAGCTTTAGCGATATTTGCGAACCTTCGCCTGTTCAAACACCTGTTCTTGGTCCTAATAGCCGTTGGGTTCTGTAGGATTGCCTCAGGGCCAAGATCTCTCACACCTGCGTTTAGATACTTGTTAGCCATATCCCTGTATCCCGGAAATGAGTGGCAGATTAGCTTCATGTTAGCAATTCCGCTCTGCAATGACCCAAAGGACTCGTCAGTAGAGAACTGGTACATGCTAGGTACACTAAACCCTCCTAGACCAACAGGGATGTACGATGCAAAGGCCAATGCGTCACACTGCTTCCCACCAACTGGCTGTAACCCCCATCTCTTATACGTTTTATAGACCTCCACCAACATAGCATAATTGGTAACGATGTGATCTGAGCCACTTTGGATAGCACCCCTTGCAGTTGATGCATGTGCCTCAAGCTCATCGCTCAGTGTCGGGACTGCAACCTGTAACTTCTTACCTATCCTCATGAAGGCCTTAGCACCTGGTGTGACTTCAATCCCATCATAGAAGACCTTGTTTAGATACATACAGACGAGTTGGCTAACAAATGTCTTGTCCCAGGATATAGCCTGTCCAGCGAAGTCATACATGGTGCTGATCACCTCAACTATACACTCTGTGGCAGCTTCCAGTGTGTACCTCTTACCCTTACTGCCCTTAGCAACCTTCAACCTCATAACACCATCGTCGATTAAGGCCTCCATGTTTGCCGTGCCAGTCAACAGACCAATCTCCTTCATCTTGTACACAGCGTACCCCATCAGGTCAAGGTGTGCTGCAGTATTCATCCGACCATGGAAGCCCTCGAGATCGTTACCAACCATCCGAAATTCATCCGATATATCGAACTTTTCGAAGTGTAGTGTTGTCTCTGTGAAGATCTTTATAGTCTCATTGAACGCTGGATTATCAAACACTTCAGACCAAGATTCAAAAGCATCGAGCTTAAACTGGGGATCCTGCATGGGTGAGAACCCTTCAAGGTCTGCTGATACCATAATCTCCCAATAATCTGGATTTGGCAATGGTGTGCTAGCTATCTGAGACAATCTCGCATCAAGCAGCTGGTCCTCTTTCCCCTGCGTAGAACCCCTCTGCTTAGTAACATACTGAGCTATGTTGAACTCGGCCTCAGATAACAGCCTTCTCATTTCATCTGTTGCCATAGAGAATGCTCTAGATCCCGGCTTCTTGGCCTCCGCTTTCAATGCCAACAGTATCCATGTCTTATAGTCAGTCCATAAGGTGCCGTCCAGAGACTTAGCATGAACATCCCCCTGCGCCATGAACTTGTCTGAGAATAGGAACTTCAGGACCTGGTTCCGCTCAATAGGGCTAATATCTTTCAATTTCCTAGTGTCATCCCGAGGAACTGTTGGAGCTATTGTCTTGTCTTTGACCAGGGCTGCCTCATTTCCATGGAAGGTGACATAATCGTAAGTCCCTCTGATGTCTATATGATCCATATGATCCAATGTCAAAGCACTAACACTAATCGCAGGGTAACCAACAAGGGCAGCAGGAGTCGCTATATTCTCATTTATGATAAGACGCCCAGGCAGGACTTTATGAACATCGTAATAATTGATAATCCTATTGCGTTTCATATACTTCTTGAATTCCTTCTTGGTAGCGACCGCATTTACTCCAAACAAATTTACAACCTCAGCAGCCTCACTCGCTTTGTGCCCATTAACTGACTTTTTCTCTATGGAGTCCACAACGGAATATATGTCGAAATCGGGACATGGGAAGATTTTGTAGAACTTGGCTAGCTCCAATGATTCCCTAACACCTAGTGCACTATGGTTAAAGAGCCTCAAAACTGAATCAATGTCCAGGACCTTATCCAACTCTTCTTTGTCTACTTTCGCTCGTTGGATCTCACTAGATCTGTTGTTGATGTCATTAGCAAGGTCAGCTAAAAGCATAAACTGTGCAACATCAAACGCCCTGCAGATCTTCTGGCACGAATTGATATCACTCTTCCTCATTGTAGATATCGCAATCTTTCGGATCTCTGTATATAGAGTATACATCAACTCACACAACCCGTCGTCTAATGGAGTGTAATTTGCAAAGTAGAACGACAGCTTTGCATCGCATTGCAGCATCTGGATCAATCGGTCGTAGTCCTTCTCAAAGAATATACCAGACTCCTTGAGTTTCCTGTCATAAAAAATCAGCCCACCTGTGAAACTGAAGATGATCAACCTACCTCGCTTCTTTGGCATCTCTTTGTACGTCAACAGCCCCAACAATCTGGCATCATCAGCACTTATAGCTACACCCCTCCTGACTGCGGCCCTCACCTTATCATACTCCTCTAGAATGTCAGCATCCGTCCTCTTCACCTTTCCCAATACCTTCCCCCTAGGTTTCAACGCCCCAATCACATCACTTATACCCTCCTCTGTTTCGATGCTAACAACCCTGCTGCCGAAGACACTCTTGTAGAGTTTTTGGTTCCGCTTAGTAATTTTCCTAACTTTTTGTGATCCTTTGAGCGTCCAAGCAAAGCGGAAGTTGTCAGTTTGGGTCTCCTGGTATTTCCACTCTTGCTTATAAGCATCTTTTGACTCGATCTTTGACTGGTAGTATTCCCAATCTGACTGATTGTGCCGATTCGCTGACCCACTGATCTTGTGCGCTTTTGAGACAAAAGTGGTAAGTTCTTCGATGTCAAGCTTCCCATTTGCTTCCCATTTCTTTTCAGTAATGTTACAGAATGCCCAATAGACTGCCTTGAGACCAACATACTTGAGATTGGTTTCGATGATTGTTGACTCAAATTGGGAACTCTCAAGTTGGGATAACCTTCTTGCTCTCTTGTTTGCGTTGAAGAACTCAACCCACCTCGCTGGGTCTTCCCTGTAATACTCATAGAGAGTTTTTCCATTTCTCTCCGGATGCCTAACACTATCTCTTGCACCTTCAAATCTAAAGACTCCAGCCAAGTAGCTAGGGATCTCAGACTCTCGGTGACGAGGGAGGTTGTTCGCGAGATTTCTAAGTGGTTCGATTGCATAGCTAGGATTTTCCCAGACAGACATGTCCAAAATGGTTAATGCGCTCCTTACTAGAACTCTGGAATTAAATTAAACATTTCTGGCCAATCTGAGATAAATCGTATAGTGTCTAACTATGAA